ATGTTTTGGTTATCTTCTTAATCGAGACCGTCCCGAACTTTGTGTAAACCTCCAAGCTGTGATAGGATAGAAACAGCATGGAGGTTTCACTTATGGCGAAAAGCAAGATTACCCCGGAGCAGAAGGCCCGGAGAGCACAACTTGGTCAACTCATGGAAGGCGCGGGAATCAAATCCATGGAGGATATCCAGGAGCTTTTCAAGGATATGATCGCAACCTTTGTGAACCAAGGCCTTGAGGGCGAAATGGAAGAGGAATTGGGTTACAGCAAGTATGATTTTCGTAACAAGGACACCGACAACAGCCGTAACGGGCATAGCGAGAAGACGCTGAAAACCAGCTACGGCGACGTGGATATACAGGTACCCAGGGATCGCAAAGGTGAGTTTGAGCCTGAATTGGTCAAGAAGCAGCAAACCACCCTGACGGGCGACATCGAAGAGAAAATACTTTCGATGTACGCCAAGGGAATGACTACAGGCGACATTGAGGGCCATATCAAAGAAATCTATGGACTGGACGTGTCGGACAGCGCCATCAGCCGGATCACCGACAAAATACTCCCTGTGGTGAAGGAGTGGCAAGCACGCCCACTGCAGGAACTCTATGCCGTGGTGTACATGGATGCGATCCATTTCCATGTACGGGCAGAAGGGCAGATCGTCAAGAAGGCTGTCTATATCGTCATTGGACTGGACATGGAAGGGCAGCGGGACGTTCTTGGCATGTACATCGGGGAAAACGAGAGCGCAAAGTTCTGGTTGACGGTGCTCAACAACCTGAAGAACCGTGGTGTTGCGGATATGCTCATTGTCAGCGTAGACGGCCTGACGGGCTTCCCGGACGCGATTGAGGCGGTGTATCCCAAGGCGGAGATTCAGAAATGCGTGATACACCAAATCCGCAACACCACAAGGTTTGTGTCTTACAAGGATATCAAGCAGCTAATGGCCGATCTGAAGCGTGTATATGCCGCCGTGGACGAGCCGGCTGCGCTGGCCGAACTGGAACGGTTTGATGAACTCTGGGGCAAGAAATACCCCAAGACCGTGCAGTCCTGGCGGGCAAACTGGGCAGGCCTGAGCACTTATTTCAAGTATCCGGGCGAGGTGCGGAAAATCATTTATACCACCAACGCCATTGAAGGATTTAACCGCCAACTACGCAAGGTAACCAAATCCAAATCAGTTTTTCCCACAGATGACAGCCTGCTGAAAATGCTGTATCTGGCAATGATGGATATTACGAAGAAATGGACGGGACGCAGGCAGGACTGGGGATTGATCCACTCCCAGCTTGAGGTGTTCTTTGCCGACCGACTTCCCATGTGACTGGAAATAGCAAAATCCAGCCGTTCCGTCAAGGGTAAATGAACGGCCGCTTCGCGTCCGCCCTTGACAGACCGTCTGGATTTTGCTACCGTTACAGCCAAGGCAGGTAAGCTGAACCCTGCTTACCTGCCAATTCTAATCATGTCGTTCTTCGCAGTTTGGCGTTTACACAATATTCGGGATAGACCCTCTTAATCGTTAAATTGAATTTGTTACTTTGCGTAAAATGCTTCAATGGATTGTGCAAAGAATTCTGCTGAGCCTTCTCCATATTGCTGGTCGATTGCTTGCCGACATTGTTCAATTCGATAGGACTGCGCTACCGCCAGCATCAACCCCTTTTCTTCTTTCATCTGGCAGACCTGTTTCATGACGAAACCGTACTCACCAATGATTTCCTTCACCTCAAAGGAATCACGATCACAGTCACGTTTGGTAAGCAGTTTCTGGCGAATGGCATCCTCCCGTTTTTTGTAGCTTTCAGCGACTTCTTTGCTGATCGGATGCTCAAGGGTATCTAAATAAGCGTCCTTCCCGCCATACCACTCGACTACTTTTGCATATTGTTTTTGCATATCCTCCGACGATACGACTTCCATGTAATGCTTTTTCCACTGTTCCACACTGCCGAATTTGCCGATGGCCGTCTGGCGTATTTCTTCCTGCATACTGTCAAACATAAGTTGAAACATTTTCTCGATCTCTGTTCTGGTGAAAACTGAAAAATCCATTCTTTTGTCTCCTTTCAGGGTGTCATCCACGCTGGCAATCAGGCGCTCAAGGCGTTCTTTTTTTGCCACCAGCATTTCTCTCTGCATCAGCAGAATCCGATTTCTGTCAAGAGACGGGTTTCCCATAACGTTTTTGATTTCCTTGAGAGGAATGTCAAACTCACGGAAGAACAGTATCTGTTGTAAAGTTTCCAAGGCTCTATCATCATAAAGCCTGTATCCCGATTCACTCTTTTCCGAAGGGGGAAACAATCCGATCTCGTCATAATAGTGAAGCGTGCGCGTGCTGATACCGGTGAGTTTCGACACTTCCCTTACTGTTTTCATGCCTTCTGGCCTCCCGCTCCTGATATGACGACTATACTCTATGACGTTCCGTCAAGGTCAATAGGTTTTATAATTTTTTTAGCATATCTTATCGATAAATTCTTCGTTGCACAGCATTGGAAATTCGAGGATGGGAAGCGGCGCAGGCATATCCTGCATTTTGAACATTTCCAATGCCGGTAAATAAGCTGGCCTGTGATGCACAGATGTCGCTGTATTTGAGCAAGAGCACCATTGACAGGATTCACCGAAAGATCAAAGAAAAGTATGCGGAGGGTGAGGGATCACCTCCCTAAGGAATATAGAATACCTTATCAAGAACATGAAAAAACACCAGCTGGAGGCCGATGCTATGCTCATTAGGCGATTTCATTATCACACAAGCTGTTAAGTAGGAGAGCAGCTTCATGGGCGTTCTTTATGGCTATTTCATCTTTTGTAACGGGAACATTGTTTGTATCAAGTGAATATACAGTTGCAACGCAGGGGCGACGTACATTCATAAACTTCATTATGGTTAGTGCGTTTTGCGTTGGCATTACTTCTGTGCCATTTTCTGCTCCTACCATGAGTATTACTCCATTTTTCTGTTTTGTGGATTTCTGCTCTCTGCGAAAGTATATGGCTGCGAAAAGTGTTTGTATTCGGCTTACTATATTAAGGAGTGGACCACTTAGCGATGAAAACCATATTGGTGATGCAAGAACTACATTATCACACTCATCTAAGAATGGGTATATTTCTTGCATTTCATCATCTATACTGCATCCACTATTAGCCCAACAATACCGGCAATCGTTGCATGGAGAAATGTTACTAAAGCATGATAAAACTTTCACTTCTCCATTTAGGTATTTCGTAAACTCATCAATAAGCGCTGTTGTGTCTCCTTTTTTCTTTGGAGAACCGTTTATAATCAATGTTTTCATTTATTTCTCCTTGTTAGAAGCTGCAAATAACTGCTCTGCAAATTCACACCTCAGTCGATTTATAGATTCGCAGTTCAAAGCTACTCGCTAAAATGGAATTTAGCTGCTTCGCGTTATGTAATCATTTAAGCTTCCACGAATAATTCGTTAATGTAAGTAAATAATCCCCACGTTGAGAATGTCCCCTCGTCAATCATACGTTTAATATCATCACGGTTTGCCCACATTGCATTGCAGGTTTCATCAGGAGCAAGAATTACGTTTGATATGTCTACATTTTGCCGAAATAACCAAACATCAACCAAACCGTGACATTCAACGTTGCCACACGGTAAGTGATGTTGAATCATTCGTCCATTCTTCGGCTCAAGAGTGATGCCTAATTCTTCTTGTGCCTCTTTCAATGCCGTGGTCAAGCTATCATCGCTCGCAACCGCATTTCCACCCGTAGATTCCCACATATTGGGGAACGTCTTGTTCGGCGACCTTTGCGATATAAGGTATTCGCCATTGTCGTTCTCAATCCAAACACAAACTTCAAGGTGATATTCGCCTTTGTTCATTGGCTTGCCGCGCTCGTGAAGACGACCTGTTGCGTTGCCGTTTTTGTCAAGAATATCCCAAAGTTCAGCCAAGTTTATTCCTCCGTTCGCATAACGCCATATTCACAAAATATAAATAATCCGCAGTTCAAAACTGTCTGACAAATTCCTGTTTATCTTACATCCGCTTTATTATTATAACAACAAATACATATTATGGAAAGAATAATTTTCACCCACCCACCATCTACAACAAGTCAACCAAGGTGAACTATAGCCGCAAGGATTTTATCATGACATCACACTCATACTTATTAAACTAGGATGACCATGCGCTCACCGGGAGGTTACGGAGTGGCCGCGAAAGGGCGGAACATAGGCCAAGCGAATTTCGAGACGCTGCGAAGAAAATAATGAAGCAATTTGAAGCAAAATGGGACATGCACCTGTGATATAGTGTATGCGGGGAAGCGGATGGAACTTCTCCGAATGCTCCTCCTTTAAGGGGACCATCCGAGACATGGCGGATGGTCCCTGTTCATTTATTTTGAAAAAGAGGGGGAACGGTTTACTCCTTCCGCCGCCTGCGGGCGGCACCTCCCTCCAGAGGGAGGCTTTAAGTTTGGAGGGATAGGTATGACGCCAAACGCGAAAACCATGCTGCATTTGGATACCACGGAAATGGAGCAGACGGTAAATGGGCTGAAGAATGTTCTTAATGATAGGGAAATGAATCGGTTGATCTACCGGACGCTGCAGCGTACCGGACAACATGCCAGGACGCTGGTGGCCAAGGATGTGACACAGGATTACCATGTAGATTATGGATATGCGCTGCACAGCATTGGGAACCCAACGATGGGAAGCGGGAACGGAATATCCTGCATCATGAACGTTTCCAATGCCAGAAAGAAGCTGGCCAGAGGGGGCGGGGGACACTACTTCAAGGCCATGGCCAGGAGCAACAAGACCGGACGCAAGATGAGCAAAAAGAAATTTCATGCAGTTGGGGCCAGAGGCGGTTATGGTGTACAGGCTGCAATATTGAAGGAAGGTACGTCAAAGTTGCCAAGCCATGGGGAAGCCGCCCACTTTATGATATCCGGCGGGGCAATGGAAGGACAGGTATTTACACGCAAAGCGGATGGCAGCAAATATGTTGCCACTGTGAAATACAGGACCAAGGACGGTACCACTAAAACCTACAAGACGAAAAAAACTTCTATCCGGCCCGGCGTAGGTATTGGCATGCCGCAGATGCCCATGAACCGGAGCGCCGAAAAAATACAAGCGGATACGCAAGTGTTGATGATGAAACGGCTGGAGCATGAGTATGACGTACTCATTCAGGGGATAGCCAGAAAAAAGGGGAAGTAACAGGTGGGGAATGACCTCCTTCCGCCGCCTGCGGGCGGCACCTCCCTCCAGAGGGAGGCTTTGGAGGAAGGCACCTCATCCGGCGCTGCGCGCCACCTTCCCCTCGGAGGGAAAGGCTATGGAGCTATCGGCGGATGAGCTGGGCGCACTGGTGGGATTTTCGGGAGGCAGAAGGATCAGGCAGATTGACAAGGATCTGCCGGAAAAAGAAAAATTGCTCCAAAAGGGTGAGGGCGGTAAATACGACCTGGCCTTTTTTGTGCAGCAATGGGCCGCCTACCAGGTAAAGCAGAATGGCGGGAAAAAGGATCTGGATCTTGGGGATATTGAAGCCCAGCATGAACAGCTAAAAATGGAGATCACGCAAATCAAGCTGGACCAGATGCGGGGTGACATATGCTCCACATCCGAGGTATACAGGCTTTGGGCGGAGGTGGCCAGGACCGTTACCGGAAAGCTGATGAGCATTCCTTCTACCCTGGCACCACGAATCACCGGCATGGAAAACACTGAGTTGGTGGAGGCGGCTTTAGACAAGGAAATACGTGATTGTCTTGCTGCCGTATCAAGGACACCGATGCCCAAGGATGTGATGCAGATTGGATTTGAAAGCCTTATGGACAAGCACGATGATGATGTTCCGGCCCCCGGAGAAGATGAAAGTAAGTGAGTGGGCTGAAAAACACATTGTGCTACCTGGAGAATCCAGCGCGGAAAGGGGACCATGGAGGAACAGCCGGGCGCCGTACCAGGTGGAGGTTATGGATGCGTTGGTACAGCCGGGCGTTGAAAAGATCATAATTGTTGCAGGTGCACAAACGGGTAAAACAGCGGTGATGCTGAACATGATTCTGTTCATTATCGATGTGGACCCTGGACCGATTCTGTATGTGCAGCCGACAAAGGATACTGTAAAGGACTTTTCCACACGGCGTATCGCCCCAATGATTACACAATGCAGGCAAGTGGCCGGTAAAGTGGCTGAGGCAAAGAGCAGGGACAGCAGCAATACCCTTTTTATGAAAACCTTCCCCGGTGGAAGCCTTGCTTTAACGGGTGCAAACAGCCCTGCAGAGTTGGCCAGCCGGCCGATACGGTGGCTGTTCCTGGATGAAACGGACCGTTTCCCGGACAGCGCAGGGACAGAGGGAGATCCCAAAGCACTTGCTGAGGCACGCACAACCACCTTCTATAATAAAAAAATCGTTGAATGCTCCACACCAACGGATGAGAACAGCCCGATTGAGGAGGAGTATTCCAAAGGCACCCAGGAGGAATGGCAAAAGGAATGCCCCGGCTGCGGAAAGTACGTGCATCTTGTTTGGGAACAGATGCGGTATGAGTATGAGGAATACAAGGACCGGAAAGGCAAATCACAATACAGCGTGAAATGGGTGCTGTGGCAGTGCCCGCATTGCCAAGGCATGTTCAAGGAAAGTGTGATGCGCCGGGCACCGGGGAAATGGGTTGCCCATAACCCCAAGGCGGAAGGTGTACGGAGTTTCCGCTTCAATTCGATCACCAGCCCGTGGAACAAGTGGAAGGACATTGTAGCCAAGTACCTGGACGCCGGCACGGATG